ACCTTCTTCTTGTATGCGGCAGACAGCTCCGTCTTCTTATCCCGAAGCTCGATATACTTTTCAATGATCTCCTGCATTTGCAGTCTCCGATTATGTTATGGTGTTAGGTGATATACGGTTAAGGGATGTTAGTGTCAACCCCGCAACGTCTCCAAAAGAAGCCCTTGCATGGACTGCTTTTTCTGGAGGCGGCTGTAGATGCGCCGCTCTACTTCGCTGGCGTCGATGTTCACAATGAGCTGATTGTGCTTCTGGCCGGGCCGAGTGATACGGGCGTTGGCTTGCTGGTAAATCTCGTTGGACGTGACGGGTGCGAACCAAATGATCGTGGACGCAGCGGTCAGCGTCAGCCCGTGGGACATGGCGGCGGGCTGGGCGACCAAGACCTTGAGGCTCTTACCGTTCTGGAACTGGTCAAAGATTTCGTCGCGGGCTGCCTTGGATGTCTCGCCACTGATGGTTGCTACTGTAAAGTGCTTACCCAGTTGCTCTGCCACGTCTCGCAGCACACCCTTAAACGGTACGAAGACGATCACCTTCGTCCCGGCCTCGTCCACGATGTCTTTCACCTCGTTGATGCGCTCGTTGTTGGGAAGCATCACGTCGTTGCCATCGGAGTCGTACACCACCCCGCAAGCGATCTGGATGAGCTTCTGCATCTTGACGGCTTCGTTGACGGCCCGCGCCTCTTGGCTGTTGAACTCCATCTTCAGCTTGGTCGCCATGTCGTTGTACGCCTTCACCTGCTCTGGCGTCATCTTGACGGAGCGATTCTGGAACAGGCAGGGCGGCAGGTCCACGCACTCATCGCGGGAGAAGCGGATGCTGGGCTGCATGGCGTTGGCTACGATCTCTGTCGCGCCTTCCCTGACAACCCACTTGAACTGGCCTAGCTGCTTCATCACGGCATCGCGGAACTTCCCAAAATAGGGCGGCACGTTCTGCGGGCAGATGAGGCGGCACTGTGCCCATGCGTCCGTGGGCAGGTTGGGTGTGGGCGTACCTGTGAGTCCCCATATGTAAGGACGATTTGTGCAGATGTTGCGCAGCGACTTCCAGCGGCTAGTCGATGCGTTACGGAACGCCGCGATTTCGTCCACGACGATCAGGTCGATGTCATCCCGCCCCTTGATGTCCTCCTCGATGACTTTGATGCCATCGTGGTTAACGAGGTAGATGTCATGGTCTTGGTCAAGTATCTTGCGACGGCGGGCAGCGGACCCGTAGAGGACGCCAACCGATATGTGAGGGAAGTGGCGGAACACTTCGTCAGCCCATGTGCGCTCCAACGTGGAGAGCGGGGAGATGACCAGCACCTTCCTGATCTGACCAAGGCTCTTGAGGTAGTCATACGCCCACAATGTGGCGAGGGTCTTGCCCGTCCCCATGTCATTGAGAACAAAGGCTTTTGGGTTGAACGTCAGGAACTCGGCGGTGTCGAGCTGAGCCTCGAACGGCTTATACTGGCCTGCCCATGTATAATAATGCCTGATGGGGGACGTGACGTTATAGCCAAGGGAGCGCAGCATCCGCGCCTCTTCGAGCTTGTGGGGAATCGCCACCAGCTCGGTGCCCTTATACTCAAACTTCTTAGAGCTAGGGATGATTGTCGTGATGTAGTCGGGGTTGCGCAGGTTCAGCACAACACGTTTCGACTTAGTGTGGATTAACATTCTGCAAGTTCCTCTTAGTCTCTTCCACGTCACTTGCGACAAACGCTACCCCACCAGCGGCGGCAATTGCGTCCAGCGTTGCACGCTGGTTAGCTGTGACATTATTCTCCTTGCCCGGTGCTTTGCACTCTATGGCAAAAAACCTTCCGCCCATGACACCAACGATGTCAGGGATACCAACAACCCCCATGCCGTTCTGCACTGGCATGTAGAACCAACAGTCTGGCAGGGTCTTGAGATACTTCTTTATGGCCGCTTTGACGCGGCCCTCAGGCGTTGACATTACCGCACCCTACTCTCCGCAGTGATCGCAAAGAGATTTGCCGACAGGGCACCACTTGCGGCACAGGCCCGATGGGCGGGCGGGCCACTTGTTGGCTTCCATGGCATCGTCGAGGCGCTGCACCCTTGGGCTAAACTCCTGCCAGATAGCGGGGATGTCGTCGCGGGTGAATGTCTCGTGCGTTACCTCACCTGTCTTCAGCCAGACGAAAGCATTGATGACGGTTTTAACGTATGGCTTCTGGTGCATGGTCATGGCAGCGGTCAGCTTGAGCTGTGCCGACTCAGGCGTAGGCTTGCCTGTCTTCCAGTCGCCGATGAAAACCTTGTCGCCCTTGGTGATGGTGAAGTCGGTGATGCCTCGAACCCAAACATCCTTGGAGAACCAGCTCGTGGGAGCGAAGCTCTTGGTCAACGCCATCTTCTGCTCGGCCTCCAGCTTCGCACCCTCAGCGCGCTTGGCGACCTTGGCTGCGATAGGCTCGAACATCGCCATGCTTGCTGGCAACGGCTCACGCTTAACCAAGCGATACTCCAGCGCCTTGTGGACCTGATTGCCCCACATGGTCGCTTCAGTCTGAGGCTCTTTGACCTGCTTAGAAACCTTCGTGAGGTAGTAACGTTTCGGGCAAGTCTCAAACGCCGACAGCGATGAGTAAGACCATGCTACGGACTGGGCCATGAGTTAATCCTTGTAGTTGTGTTCGAGAATGAGGTGGCAGTAGTGGATGGCCTTCAAGATGTCTTCCTTGCCGTTTTTCCGGCGATGGCGTGACAAGTATTTGATGGCGTTCGCTTCCAACCATGGGATGTCGTTAGCGATAATATATTCTGAGGGTGTTATGCTCATGTCGCGGTAATGGTTGCCGCCGATCTGCACTTCCTGAGGCGCTGTCTTTAATTCAGGAAAAAGCTCAAGCTGAACTTCCATGGTGATCTCCTTGAAATGGTGTAAGGTTGTTAACGTTTAATGTCAACCAGAAGCGTTCAGCTTCTGCTTTACAGCAACTAGGTCGATGATGTCGTGAACATCCTTGAACTCTGCCGCGATGTAGGTCGTGATACTCTTACCTGTGGTGACTAGCACGAGGTAGCCGTTCTCCACGGACTTTACCTGAAACCGCAATTCACCTTCTGTGGGGTAGTATATGTCGCGCTGGTCTACCGCGTAAGGGTCGGGGTACAGCACCCTGCTGGAGGAAGTAGGGTAAGGTAATTTATGAATGGGCTGTGCCGGAGCCGCCCCAAGCATTCCACCAATGGAATTAGCTGCATTTCCTAAGATACTCATTTCAATCTCCTTCGATACATTGCCATGTACTCACGCATATACAACTTACGGTTAAGCTTCTGGCGGTTACGTCTTTCACTTTGGATGGCGTCACGCACGTTTCTACGGCGGGCGTTTACCTTCTGCCTTATGCGTCTCCACTCACTTTCAGGGATGACGAACTCCTCATAGCCTTCCATAAGGCTAGGCAAATCAGCGGGATGTTTCAGGTTCTTACGGTAGAACCTCGCCATCTTGGATGACACCGCCTTCCACTCGTACCCGCTTAACTCTGATAGCTTCTCAATTACCTCATGCTCAGTCATTAAAGGTGAGTGTGTCAATTCCGCCCCCGCAATAGATGTCAAACTTGCAGGCGATTCCAACGGCTTCCACCGCGTTCGCGCCCATCTCCATAGCACCATAGGCGAAGTCACGTCCTGAGCCATCTGCAAACATCTGCTCGTTGCGGGGCAAAAAGAACGGCCCGTCCTCAATACGTGCAAGCTTTCCATTACGGTTAATAACCCACATGCAGGTTCGCTCAGTGCGGTCCATGTATTCCTTAGGGAACGTCTCCGGCTCAGCGCCGCACTCGATCCAGTTTTTGATCGCCATCAAGGCTTGGTTCTGACCTACTCCTGCCATCAACACGTCCCCGTGCCTCCAGATTTTGGTCGTCAGACCACGCCCCAAATTCTCGTTGGTGGCTTGACTATCTGCGGCAAGGGTTTTGCCGTCCCATACGATTATACTCATTTAACTTCCTCTAGTGTGCCCCACGATTTGCCGAACTTGGCATCGACGGGGAATGATATAGGCATCTCAACACCCCACGCTTTTTTGTAGGGCAGATTGGACAGCAGGTGCCGCACGTCATGCAGCGCCTTCTTAACGTGAGCGTCAGGCACGATGATAAAGATACCGTCATGCAGCTCGAAATAGAACCGACCTCCGACCTTGGGCAGGTACTTCCGCAGCACCGCTAGGGCTAAATACTTCTGGTCAGCGCCGCTCCCTTGGATGGGGAAGTTGATACCTGTGGACTCGCACGACCATGTGTTGTCGATAAGCTCCCCGTCAGCCCCAAACTTCTTCCATGTCTCGATTGCCCCGACATGGATGCGCCGCCCTGCTACGGTGTCTGTCCACCCTCGGTCAGACATGACCTTAGCCTTCGACTTCCAGTAGACCGTGACGTAGGGATAAGTTGTTTTGTAGGTCGCGTGGATGGCGTAGGCCTCTTGGTCCGACAGCTTGAGGTTGTAACCCACACGCGCCACACGAACGAGCGTCTTGGCAGACGTGCGATATTGCAGCGACAGGTTGGCGACCTTGCCTAGCTGACGGGCATCCTTGGCCTTCGGCTCTTTGGCTTCGAGCTGCTTGCGTATCTGGTCGTACCCGATGTTCTGGACCTTGGCCCCCATGTAGGCATGAGCGTCTTCACCATCAGCGCACATGTGAAGCATAGTCGTATCACCAGACAGCACAGCCATCCAGCGGAACTCTTGACCTGAGAAGTCAAACTCAAGCAGGGTGTAGCCTTCGGGCGGCTCGATGAGCGCACGGAACTCAGGCGAACGCTTCCACTGGTGAAGCGGGATGCCTGTGGGCTTCTTGGCTTTGCCCTTGAGGATGGATGCTGAGTAGGTCATGCGACCTGTGTAAGTCCCAAAGATACGAGCAGATGGCCGCGAACGTCCGTCGCCATTATACTCCACGGAGTTGATCGCTCCGGTGGCAAACTTGGTGCAGTTGTTCTTGGCCTCCCGATAAGCGTTAAGAAGTTCTGCCCTTGGGTCGGTCAAGGCAAGCGTGGACAGCGCGTCTCGGTCAGTGGACGGAGCGCCAGTGTCAGTGAGCTTGGGAACCTTTAGTCCCCAATCTTCGTACAGCAGCTTGGCAAGTTTCTTGGGGGAGGCGATGACATCAGGGGTGACATCAGTGTCACATGACAGCTTGAGCTTAACAAACGCCAGCGAAGCATCGTCGGTCAGCTTCTCCTCCAGCGCCTTGGCAGCCTCGACGTTGATGCACACGCCCTCGACGTAGGACTCCGCCACCATGGGGATGCAAGCCGCCTCGATGATGGCGTTGCGGCGCATGGTCTCGTTCATCTTGCTCAGGAAAAACTTTGTCAGGCGCAGCGTGAACAGCGCGTCCTTCTTGTTGTAGTCGAACAGCAGCGCACGCTCGACAGGGTTGTCGGTGTCGAAGTTGATGTCCGCTTCGTAGCCAGCTTCCTCCGGCATAAACAGGCGCACGGCAGCCTTGAGGCTGTAGCTCCGCACGGCAACGGCAGCCCACTCAGGCGAGTTGGTGAGGTGTTTCCATAATAACATCCCGTCCAGCCAGTTGACCTTATAGACTTCCTCACGCAGCCCAAGGGCAATGAGCCACGCCGCGTCAAACGCTGAGTTCCACGCTACGACTGTGATGTTTTCCCTAGCGCAGCGGTCAAGCCACTGCTTGAGGTGGGCAACGGTAGCTACCCTACGGGCCAGCGGGTCAGGCTCGTTGAACATCTTACCAGTAACACCATCGTCGTTAGCCATGGCGCACATGGTCAGCCACGCCTTGTCGGTCAAAGCGCGGAACGGCTGCAACCCGTAGCCCTCTTCAAGGCCACGGGTCTCAACGTCGAAGGACTCCAGACGCATTAAATGTCCGACTCTACGAGGGTGTCATGTCCGCAGCTATACAGCAGATCACCCAGCCAGCTTGAGCGGCAGGTGGTGCATGTCTTGCGAAACGGTGGGCGCTTCGGCAACGGCTTGACCTGTCCAGCAGCGGTCTTCGCTTTCTTCTTGCCCTTGCTCACAGTGATGCCCCTTTTTGCACGGTCATGGTTTCATCGGCGTCACGCAAACGCTGAACAGTTATATCTACAACGCTGTCCCAGTGCGGGCCTTGCTCGATGACTTGGCCCAGATCGGAGAACTCCTCGAAGCCGATCAGGATGCCACGGATGCCATCGTCGAAGCGGTAGTTGATGTTGGCAATCCAGCGGGGAGGCTTCTCCTCGGTTGGCGCTGGCATGTTTTCAGGTTGTGATGGTGTGTTGTCGTTCATTTCAATTTCTCCAGTTCGCGGATGGCCAGTTGGAGGGCCTGTATCTCGACGCCCATGTCGTGGATGCCGTGGGCGTCTGCGTTGTTGAGGAAAACCTCTGCCATTTTCCAGCAGTAGTGCTGATGCTCACGCAGCTTGGCGATGTGTTCTTCGATCATTAGATGTTTTCCCCTGCCATGTCCTCGTAGGCACATTGGACTTCATACTCCAATTCCTTCACGCGCTCTTTCAGTTGCGCGATTTCTGCCGCTTGGGCTTCGATGCGGTCGATGCAGTCAGGACACTCCCCTCTATTGCTCATTTCCCAAACCCCTCTTCATAAAGATGGATGGCGCGGACGGCTGCCTCAACGCATGAATAGGTGTCACGATCACCGTTGTGGTATTGATACGCCTTGCTTGCATCACGCTGCGCGCAAGCCTCCCGCGCACACA